GGAGCCTCAACTGGAGCTGTTACTTTAGAAGGTAAATTAATAGCTTACAAAAATTTAAAACAATTTAAGAATTATACAACAGAACAACTATTACAATGGATCCAAAACAAACAGATGAAATCATCAAGCGTTTAGAGCTTGGCGAGCCTTTATCAAAGATTACAAAAGATAAAAAGTTACCAGATCAATCAACTGTTTATAAACATTGTAGAGACAATAAAAATCTTCACGAAAGAATTATGAACGCCAGGCAAACTGGCGTTTGGACATTGTTGGACAAAATATCAGAAGATATGGAAGTACCAAAGACACCTCAAGAAACTCATTTTTTAAGAGAGAAATATTCGCACATCCGTTGGCTTGCGAGCAAACTTGCAGCTAAAACATTTGGCGATAAAGTACAACAAGACATTAAACAAGATACGACAATAACTGTAAGTTGGGGAAATCCAAATGATATGGTTGAAGCTAAAAAGATTGTGGAAGAAGTACAAACAACATCTGTACCGAGCCTACCAAATGGATAGTTGGAGGAACAAGTAAATAACTATTAAGTGGAGAAACTCCGTGCTTTTATGCGCGGCTCCAGGATCCTCGGGCGCGCGTATGAGTTCGAACAAAACAAGAACATTGGCCGTCAACTCCCTGGTTACTCTCTGATTGGTTCAATAAGATAGAGATTACGTTATTAATCAGTAGGTTTTAGATCTACGACCCATGTTCTCTGCATATAAAAAGCTATATTATGAAAGAACAAAGGTAGGGTATCCCCGAAAATTGGGCCGCGAAATCTAAGAATATATAACTTAGGAGTTCAACACACAGCCACAGACGAACAGACAGAATGCACAAATGTATAAAATGTAACAAGAGAGCTGACGTAATAGAAAACAAAATATTCTATTGCGCCAAGTGTCTATTAAAAAAAATGGGAATACCACTATGGATAACGAAATAAAAAATAAAATGATAACAGCAATGGTTTTCCTGGCCGAAGATACAAACGGCATGGTTATCCACTTAAACGGATTTGACGATCCAAAACACGCAAACAACTTTGTAAAAAAATTAATGAAGAATAGTGGGATTGAGTACAAGTCTATTTTAGATCTAACTGAACTACCCACATTACACTAACGGGAGGAACTATGGAAAAAATAATTAAAAAATGGAACAGCTGGAGTACAAATAAAAAAGCAGCTGTTGTAATAGCTGCTGCTATTATTGTCATTGCTATAATTTTACAATAATGCACATTCAGATACCTTATACACCTCGGCCATTACAAGCGAAGCTGCATGAGGATCTGGATAAACATAGGTTCGCAGTTTTAAATTGCCATAGAAGATTTGGTAAAACAATCCTGGTTATTCTTCATTTGATTAAGAAAGCTCTTACGAATGATAAAAAGAACCCCAGGTATTATCTGATCGGGCCAACATTCGTTTCAATAAAACGGGTTTGCTGGGATTATCTAAAGCAATACGCTGGATGTATTCCTGGAACTACATTTAATGAAACTGAGCTGCGTTGCGACTTTCCAAATGGCGCAAGAATTACTTTGATGTCAGGAGAAGATCCAGATCGAATAAGAGGAATTTACGCAGACGGAATTTGTGTTGATGAAGTTAGCCAGATGAACCCGAAACTTTGGCACGAAATTTTAAGACCCGCTATATCTGACAGACGCGGGTTTGCATATTTTATTTCTACTCCCGCTGGGATGTCGAATATATTTTATGATTTATACCAATACGCATTAGGCGATCCAAGTTGGTTAGCTTATACTGCTAAAGCAAGTGAAACTGGATTAGTGGATCAAGAAGAACTAGACGCTGCTAAAGCTCAGATGGGGGAGAGTAAATTTTTACAAGAATTTGAGTGCGATTGGGTAGCAAATGTCTCGGGAAGTATTTACGGAGATATAATACAAAAATTAGAAGATAATAAACAGATAACCAAAGTAGCTTATGATCCATCTCTTTTAGTTTCGACAGCATGGGATTTGGGTTACGGAGATAACACCGCAATAGTTTTTTTTCAACAAGTGGGTAATCAAATAATGATTATTGATTACTATGAAAATAACAAAGAAGGTTTACCGCATTATGTTCAAATGATTAAAGACAAAGATTATGTCTATGATGAACACTATGCGCCACACGATATAGAAGTAACAGAATTTAGTAATGGTAAGACAAGACGAGAAGTTGCTTATCAATTAGGAATAAGATTTAGGGTACTGCCAAAACTTCCATTGGAAGATGGAATACACAATTTAAAAATGGTGTTACCTAAATGTTGGTTTGATGCAGAAACAACAAAACCATTAATAGCTGCATTAAGACATCATCATCGAAAGTTTAACGAGAAGATGAGAATTTTTAGTGCAAAACCCGTTAAGGATTTTAGCTCACACGCTTGCGATGCTGCAAGGTATATGGCTATCTCTTTATCGGAATTACCAAAACAAAAACTCGCTAGCCAGCAAACTGCTGAAAGCGATTACGCAATACATACGGAGAAATAATCATGTCAATTTTTATGCCAAAAGCACCAGCGATGCCAGCTATTCCCGAGCCAAAACCTTTGCCAGAACCACCTTCTTATGAGGATGAAGAAAGAGCAAGAGAGGCAGAGGAAAAAAGAGCAAAGATTAGAAGAAATAGAAAAGGCAGAACCTCAACAATTTTAACTACAGCCGATGGTTTAGAGGATGACGAGCTAACAACTAAAAAGAAAATGCTAGGAGGATAATATGGGTGGAGCATCAAGTAAATCAGACAACGAAGTATCTGGAGCAGAAGCAGTTACAACTGGTCTTAAAACTTATTCAGATAAAAAAATAAAAAATTTGAAACCAGCTGATTATGATGAAGAAAAAGACGATACATTAGCTAAACTAGAAGTATTTAAAACTGCGGGGGCAACTAAACTTGAAAATCAAAAACTTATTGGAGCTACTGGTATTTTAAAAGGAGGATTTCAAAAAGGATCAATTAAAACAAGAACATTTTTTATAGATAAAGTTTTAGAAAGTGATAAAGCAAAAAAAAATATTGGTTACACTAAAGATGAATTTTCTAAATTAAGTAGTGCAAAACAAGAAGAAGTTTACAAAGGTTATTTAGGTAAAAGAACGTCTAATACAACAGACGCTTATGGAAATCCTATTGGCGGAAGCGGTGGTAACGATAATTATAACCAACCTATATTAACATCTGCTGCTGAAACTTTACCAGCAAACAATATACCAGCTCCAACAAACGCTGAAGTTACACAAGCTGGTTCAACAACTATGTCTGCTGACGAAATTTTAGTTGCTAATAAGAAAAAAGGTAGAGTAGAAACTATAATGACTTCTGCATCTGGTTTAGGCGAAAGTAATATTTTAAATACAAAAAAGAAAACATTGGGAGTATAGATGGCACAAGATCCAAAAGCAAAAATGGTATTGGAGAGATATAAAACTCTCAAAGCTCAAAGGGTAACTTGGGAAGATCACTGGCAAGAAATTGCAGATTATTTTTTACCAAGAAAAGCTAACATTACAGAAAAACATACTAAAGGCGATAAACGTCACGACCAAATATTTGATGGTACAGCTACTCACGCATTAGAACTATTAGCTTCATCTTTAAATGGTATGTTGACTAATACTATTTCTCCATGGTTTGTTTTAAAATTTAGAAACCAAATGGCAGCTGACAATGATGCTGCAAACGAATGGTTAGAAAGTTGCGCAAAAATTATGCAACAAGTGTTTGCTAGATCTAACTTCCAACAAGAAATTTTTGAATTATACCATGAGCTTCTAGCATTTGGTACATCTGCTATGTTTATTACAGATGATGTTAAAGATGATTTAAGATTTAAAACTTTACATATTTCAGAAATTTTTATTACAGAAAATGAAAAAGGATTAGTTGATAGCTTAACAAGAAAATTTCAAATAAAAAATAAAAATATTCCAGCTATGTATGCAGATGCAAATTTACATAGATCCATCTTAGCAGATATTGATAAAGATCCTTATGGAGATACAATAATAATTCATTCTGTTTATCCAAACGATAAACCTATGGGATATGATAATTCTAAAAATATGGATTATGTATCTTGCCATGTTCACGAAAAAACTGGAACCTTGTTAAGAGAAAGTGGATTTAAAGAATTTCCTTATGTAGTACCAAGATATTTAAAAACATCATCAAACGAAGTTTACGGTAGATCTCCAGCTATGAACGCTTTACCAGATACTAAGATGTTAAACACAATGTCTAAGACAACAATCAAAGCAGCTCAAAAACAAATAGATCCACCTTTAATGGTTCCTGATGATGGATTTATTTTACCTATTAGAACAGTGCCTGGAGGATTAAATTTTTATAGATCTGGAACAAGAGAAAGAATTGAACCATTACAAATAGGATCAAACAATCCACTTGGTTTAAATATGGAAGAACAAAGAAGAAAAGCAATTAGAGAAAACTTCTTTGTCGATCAATTGATGACAGTTGGAAATCAAAACATGACAGCTACAGAAGTCTTGCAAAGAACAGAAGAAAAAATGAGATTACTAGGCCCAGTGTTAGGTAGACTTCAATCAGAATTATTGCAGCCATTAATTACAAGATCATTTAATTTATTATTTAAAAATAATAAACTTC